TTATATCTCGAATGAAAGCAGTCGGTCTGAGTTAAAAAAACAAAAACAAAGAAGAAAACACATAGAAAACTTAAAAGAGTTTTTTAAACCTAGAAAGAGAAAGTTTATAAAACATGGCTAGAAAATTAACTGAAAGACAACAAAAATTTTTAGATGTACTATTTGAAGAGGCAAATGGTAGTGTAACAAATGCTAAAATTATAGCAGGATATTCTCCTGCAACAAGTTTAAGCGAAATAATACGCTCAATGAAAGATGAGATTATGGAAGCTACACAAACTTATTTAGCACGTAATGCACCTATTGCTGCTTATGGTTTAGTTGGTGGTATAGAAAATCCAACGGAGCTAGGCATAAGAGAAAAGTTAAATGCTTCAAAAGAAGTTCTTGACAGAGTAGGTTTAGTTAAAACAGAAAAAGTACAAGTAGAAGCATCAGGTGGGGTTATGTTACTACCTGCAAAAGAACAGAATGACTAGAACATTAGGCAAGGCTTGGGAACTTCCACAGCCTGTTGATTTAAAAGATGACGATGAAAAAGAGTGGTTACAGATACCACGAATAGCTAGAACAATACCGTTTGGTTATAAGTTAAATGATGAGGACTCAGATTTACTTGACCCAATACCTTATGAACTAGAAGCTATAGAACTGGCTCGTAAATATATAAATCAGTATTCTTATAGAGAAGTTGCTAATTGGCTAACTACTAAAACAAATAGAACAATATCTCATGTAGGTTTAAGAAAAAGATTAATGAATGAAAGACAACGTAAGAACAAAGCTAGAACTCTTAGAAAATGGTCCGAGTACGCTAAGAAAGCAATCGAAACGGCAGAAGCGTATGAAAGTCAGAGAACAGGCGCAAAAACCTGAAGTAAAAGAAATAGACTCAAAACAACAAATACCTGTTGAAGAACAGAATGTTGTTTTTAAACCAAACGAAGGACCTCAAACAGAGTTTCTTGCTGCTTCTCAAAGAGAAGTGTTATATGGTGGTTCAGCAGGTGGTGGTAAATCGTTTGCTATGTTAGCAGACCCACTACGTTATATGGGTCATCCTGCATTTAGTGGATTGTTATTAAGACATACAACAGAAGAACTTAGAGAACTTATATTTAAATCTAAGGAATTATATCCTCAAATATGGAAGGGTATAAAGTGGTCAGAAAGAAAGATGCAGTGGGAAGCACCATCAGGTGCTAGACTATGGATGTCTTATCTTGATAGAGATGATGATGTATTAAGATATCAAGGTTTAGCTTTTAGTTGGATAGGCTTTGATGAATTAACACAGTGGTCAACACCATATGCTTGGAATTATATGCGTTCACGTTTACGTTCTACAGCATCTGACTTACCTGTGTATATGAGGGCAACAACTAACCCCGGAGGTCCGGGTCATCAATGGGTTAAGAAAATGTTTATTGACCCTGCACCTTATAATAAGGCATTTGATGCAACAAATATAGAGACAGGTAGAGTTTTAGTTTACCCTGAAAATCATAGTAAAGCAGGGCAATCATTATTTAAACGAAGATTTATACCAGCTAAACTTGCTGACAATCCGTATTTATCTTCGCAGGGTGACTACGAAGCAATGCTTCTATCGTTACCTGAACATCAAAGAAAACAATTACTTGAAGGTGATTGGGATGTTGCTGAAGGCGCAGCATTTGGTGAGTTTAATAGAGATATACATGTTATAGAGCCTTTTGATATACCTAAAAATTGGGTAAAGTTTAGAGCTTGTGACTATGGATATGGTTCTTATAGTGGTGTATTATGGCTTGCTGTTTCACCAAGCGAACAAATAATTGTATATAGAGAACTCTATGTATCAAAAGTTTTAGCAACAGATTTAGCAGATATGATACTAGAACTAGAAGAAGAAGATGGTAATATAAAGTACGGTGTGTTAGATAGTTCTTTATGGCACAAACGAGGTGACACAGGTCCTTCACTTGCAGAGCAAATGATTAGTAGAGGATGTCGTTTTAGACCATCAGATAGAAGTAAAGGTAGTCGTGTTTCAGGAAAAAATGAAATACATAGAAGATTACAGGTTGATGAATTTACAGAAGAACCGAGGCTTGTATTTTTTAATACATGCACAAATATAATTTCACAACTACCAGCAATACCTTTGGATAAAAGAAATCCAGAGGATGTAGATACTAAGTCAGAGGACCACTTGTATGATGCGCTTAGATATGGTATTATGACAAGACCAAGATTTAGTATATTTGATTATGACCCTATAGGTAGACCATCAACAGGTATGCCTGTAGCCGATTCAACTTTTGGATATTAATATGGCAGAAGAACCAAATGAAGAAGTTTTTATTGAAGACAATTCAGTAACACTAGAAGATACAGATGATACTGAAATTGTTGATGAAAAGATAAGTGGTATAATACCTTTTATACAGGAACGCTATCAACGAGCAGAGGACTATAGAACCTATGACGAAGAAAGATGGCTACGTTCTTATAGAAACTATAGAGGTATATACGGAAGTGATGTACAGTTTACAGAAGCTGAAAAATCAAGAGTATTTATAAAAGTAACTAAGACAAAAACTCTTGCAGCATATGGTCAAATTGTTGACGTTTTATTTGCAGGTAATAAATTTCCTATAAGCATTGAACCTACAATGATGCCTGAAGGTGTTGCAAAAGATGTTAGCTTTGACCCAAAAGAACCTGAAGAATTAAGAAATAGCACATCATTATCAAGTCCTTATGGATTTGAGGGTGATGATATGGATTTTCCAAAAGGTGCAACAGAAAAAAGTTTACAAGATAGACTAGGACCTTTACAAGACAAATTGCAAGATGTAAAAGGTTTAAAAGAAGAAACAGGTAGAACACCATCTTCTGTTACATTTAGTCCTGCTATGGTTGCTGCAAAAAATATGGAAAAGAAAATTATTGACCAATTGCAGGAAACAGGTGCAAGCAAACAGTTAAGAAGTACAGCATTTGAAATGGCTCTGTTTGGCACAGGTGTAATGAAAGGACCGTTTGCTACGGATAAAGAATATCCTAATTGGTCAGATGACGGTGACTACAGTCCTGTATTTAAAACTGTTCCTACAACATCACATGTTTCTGTTTGGAACTTTTTTCCTGACCCTGATGCATCAAGTATGGATGAAGCACAGTATGTTATTGAAAGACATAAAATGTCTAGGTCACAGTTACGTGCATTAAAGAAGAGACCTCATTTTAGAAGTAGTGTAATAGATAGTGTTATAGAATCAGGTGAGTCATATACAAAAAAGTATTGGGAAGATGATTTAGCAGACTATGCACCTGAACATGGTGTATATAGATTTGAGGTATTAGAATATTGGGGTATGTGTGATATTGACATGCTCAAAGAAAACAATGTAGAAATACCAAAAGATTTAGAAGAGTTTGATGAGTTACAGGCAAACATATGGATATGTAACGGTAAACTATTACGCATGGTTCTTAATCCATTTAAACCTGCTAAGATACCTTACATGGCAGTTCCGTATGAACTTAATCCATACTCATTCTTTGGTGTAGGTATTGCAGAAAACATGGATGATACACAAACACTAATGAATGGTTTTATGCGTATGGCAGTTGATAACGCTGTATTATCAGGAAACTTATTAATAGAAGTAGATGAAACTAATTTAGTTCCGGGTCAAGATTTATCAGTGTATCCGGGAAAAGTATTTAGAAGACAGGGTGGCGCTCCGGGTCAGGCTATCTTTGGTACAAAATTTCCAAACGTATCAAGTGAAAACTTACAGCTATTTGACAAGGCTAGACAACTTGCAGATGAGTCTACAGGACTACCATCGTTTGCACATGGACAAACAGGTGTTACAGGTGTTGGTAGAACAGCATCAGGTATATCTATGTTGATGAATGCTGCAAGTGGTAGTATTAAAACTGTTATTAAAAATGTAGATGATTATTTACTTAAACCATTAGGTGAAGGATTTTTTAGATTTAATATGCAGTTTAACTATGACCCAAGTACAAAAGGTGACTTAGAAGTTAAGGCTCGTGGCACTGAAAGTCTTATGGCAAACGAAGTTAGAAGCCAAAGACTTATGCAATTCCTACAGGTATCAGCAAATCCTGCACTTGCACCGTTTGCAAAATTTCAGTATATTATTCGTGAAATTGCAAAGGCTATGGATTTAGACCCTGATAAGGTTACTAACAATATGGATGAGGCTGCAATACAAGCAGAGTTAATGAAAGAATTTAGACAACCTTTACCTGAACAGCAACCTCAACAAGGACAACAACAGCCACCTGCAGGTGTTAATCCCAATGACCCAACAGGAGCAGGTGGTGGAACAATAGGAACAGGAGTAGCACCAACTCCGGGAGAACAAGGATTTACAGGAGTACCTCAAGATAGTGGACAAGCAAATACTCAGCAAGCTCAAACCGTTGGCAACGAACAACCACCAATGGGAAGCGTACAATAAATATATTAACGAATTAGTTAAACAACAACATAAAATATTAGAACAAGCTAGTGATAATATTACAATGTATAGGTCGCAGGGAGCAGTAGCTTCTTTGCAAAAACTTAAAAAATTAAAGGACGAAATTTTAAAAAATGAGTAATTTTTGGAGTGTGTACTCTCAGTCACCTGAAGCAGCTATCGCAGGAACTTTTGATAAAGATGGTAAGATAAAACCACCTGAAAAAGGACAAGTTCAAGATATAGGTAAGAAGTTAGTTATAGGACAAGTTCCTGCTATGTTGGCAGGAAGCACTGCTGATATTATAGACTTAGCTAAAGTTCTTAATGATTTAAATGCAAAGTATGGTGGTAATACACAGTTGCTTTCACATCTTGCAAAACCTTTAATAGATAAAGTGCAAAGCACTATAGGTCGAGAGGCTTTTACAAAAGGATTTAATCAATATGCTAAACAATATAATTTGCCATTTAGAGATGACCCTGATAATCCTGCTAATACTTTAGGTGGTTTAATTAGTATAGGTGGTGCGTATAAACTAGGTGTTAAGTTTGGAAAAGAAGTTATACCTGAAACTGTAAAATCAACAGTAGAAGCTGTAAAAGAAGTTAAGAATATATTTAAAGGTAAAGGTCCTCCTATGGGTCCTCAACCTGAGTTAGCAGGAGTAGGAAGTGTTGAAAGTGTTGACGACATTAACAAACAAACAAATAAATTACTAGATAAAACACCCCCAGCATCTCAAGCTAAAGCTCAAATAAGTCCTACATTAATAGGCATAAATACAGATATAGGAAAAAAACAAGCAAAAATATTTGAAGAGTTAGAAGCTCAAAATAAATTTACACCTGAAGAATTATTTGAACAAACAGGAGTGTATCGTTCTAAAAGAGATGGTAAGTTAAGATATGATTTAGATGATAGCAATGCTTCCTTAAAATTAGATATAGGAGATAGAGCAAATTTAATAGCGTCAGGAGAATCCATAAGACTTGAAGAACTTTTTAATTTTCCTGAGTTATATAAAGAATATCCTAAAGCTAATATACTTAAAAAAATGCAAAATAAACTTACAGGTCAAAAAACCTTTGTACCTTTAAAAGATATAACAGTAAAGTTTGTTAGAAAACCAGAACTTAAATTTAACGCAGCCTATGATACAGATACAGATTCTATAATGATAAACATGGCAAATATGATAAATGACAAAGATTTAATTGAAAGTAAAATAATACATGAAATACAACACGCTGTGCAACATAGAGAGGGATTTTTATCGGGTGGGTCATCTTTAGATATTATAGAAAACCTACCTAGAAGTGACGAATACTTACAATTAGTAAAAAAGTATGGAGAAGATACAGACCCATTATTTGGTTCTATAGAAAATTTTGATATTAAAAAACAACAGTTTTTTGAAGACCAATTAATAGATATAGCACAAAGTGACCCTGCTTATTATAAGGCATTAGTAGATGATATTGATAACATGACGTTTTTAGGTACGAGAAACGATAATACAAGATTTTTAGAATACTTAGGAGAGTTAGAAAATAAATTACTTAAAGAAACAAATCTTAGTGAAAATGCGATTACTAGAATTAAAGGAAATTTAAGTAAGTTAGTTAGTGACCACAGACAAGAAAAAATATTTATAGAAAACATGCAAGCTACAGCAATGCAACAATATAAAGACCTTTATGGTGAACGAGAAGCAAAGTTAGTAGAACAAATATATAATAGAAGAAAAGCAAATCAACCTAGTCAAAAAAATTTATTAGTTGAAGAATTTGGTGGTGGTCAAAAAAATCAAAAGTTTGATGTTCAAAAAGAAGGTAAAGGAATAAGTTACGATTTAGATAAACCAAGATTAGATATAGATTATGATTACATAGAACCGTCACGAGAATTTTATGACCAACTTTCAGTAGAAGACATGTCTAAATTATCAGATACTAATTTAGAAAATTTAATTAGCATAGACACATCTGCTGATTTTAATTTATTTGAAACTAATCCAAAGGCTTATAAAGCAGCAGAAATAAAACAAAAAGCCCTTTTTGATGAGTTAAAAGCTAGAAGAAAAAAATATGCAGATAGATTTGAAAAAATACAGTCACTATTAGATGAAAACCCAAGCCTCAAAAATGATTTTGATATGATATATAGTGATGCCCATACAAATGCAATAGAAACATTATATCAAAATCCAAATCAATATGGAGAAATAGGTAAAAACCCAACAAAGAGTTTAGCATATGAAGGAGCATTTTTAAATAGCTTTGATACTATTTTTAATGATTCAGGATTAGCTGAAAAAGGATACAAATATAATAAAGGTGGCGTTGCTAAACAAATGAGCAATTTAAGAGTAGGGAAGGAATAAAAATGAGTGAGCGAATACCATTTACAGATAAGTATGGTTATGATGAATTAAAAAATATGGTAATGAATATAGGAAACTATACAAAAAGAGCCAATTTATCTGATGCCGAAATCATTGAGTTATTAAAAATAACAGAGGGTCTTTTAGCAGGACAAATGACAAAAATAGAAAAAAAGAATAAAGGCGGCATTATGAAACAAATGGAAATGTTTAATGAGGGTGGTCTTAAAGATGAGGGTGGCGAAGTTGACCCTGTATCAGGAAATGATGTACCTATAGGCTCATCAAAAAAAGAAGTAAGAGATGATATTCCCGCAATGCTAAGTGAGGGAGAGTTTGTATTTCCTGCAGATGTAGTTAGATTTTTAGGACTAGAGTTTTTAATGAACTTGAGACAAAAAGCAAAAGCAGGGTTAAAACGTATGGAAGAGATGGGTCAGATGGGCAATTCAGATGAAGCTACTATACCTGACGATGTACCTTTTACCATAGATGACCTTGACATGGAAGAAGAAAAGGAGTATAATGAAGGTGGAGTTGTATATGCTGATAATGGGCAACTTATTAACAGACCACCATACGGTGTAACATCACAACCATCACAGATGGGTCAACAGTTTAATATTGCACCACAACAAGTAGACCCAAATCAAACTATGCAGTTTACTAATACAGGGGGTTATGGACCTCAGTTTGCAGGACAACAACCTATGCAACAACAACCTGTTTCAACTTTTCAGGATTTACTAGGTAAAAGTCCGGGAACTTTTGATGAAATGATAGAGTATACTAATGATAAAGGATTTGTACAAAAGATACCATTTAAAGATGGAGAACCTTTATATCCAATACCTGACGGATTTTATCCTGTAGGAGATAAACCTGAAGAATTAGAAGACCCACGAGACGTACTTGTTGAAAGCGCAAAAGTATCTCAAGATAAACTAGATGATGCATCTTCTCCTCAAAGCAGAAGAAAAGCTGAACAAGAAAGAATACAGAGTTATAGAAATACTATTAAAGCAGTTATGGAAGAAAATAAGTTAAGTGCTAGTGAAGCTATAGAATTTATAAAAGCAGGTAAGCATAAAATTTTAGGCATACCTATTCCGGGAGCTTTATTTAAAGATTTTCAATTATATGATGGTGTTGAAGATGAGACAGGTGTTGCTAGACCTGCTACATTTGGACTTGAACAAGCTGCTGAAGATGTTGTTAGAACAGATGCACCATTATTTGCAAGTGCTGATAAAACAGATGATGCATCTCCTTTTGTAACAACTGAAGATGATGTTGCTAAAGTTGTAACGGGTGAAGGTGTTTTAACAGATAAAGAACAAGAAGATAAGAAAACATCTCAAAAAACTATTAAAGATATAAATGAGTTTTTTGTAGACCCAAAAACACAAAAGATGAAAGGCAGTATTGTTTCTTCAGCAGATGACTATATAAAAGCAGAACAAGATGCAATTAAAAAACAACAAGAGTTAGCTAGAAAACAATTAGAGGCTGCTCAAAAAGCAAAAGGTATTAGAGAAGATGAAAGAAAAGCAAGAAGAGAAAAACAAATAGAACTAGATAAATTTACAGCAGGTAAAATAAAAGACATGAGAACGACAGGAAGAGTTAAATCAGGTTTTGAACAAGGTGGTTTAGCTACTAAAAAACCTAAAAAGAAAAAAGCTATGAAGCGTAGTGGGTTAGCTTCTAAAAAATAACTCACACATGTAGATGGCTACTTATCCCCCAAATAATTGGCTACGATAACCCCAAAGGAGAAAGACTATGGCTGAAGAAGCTAAAAAAGAAATGGTAGAAGATGCTACACCAAAAAAGAAAGCATTTATGAATAAACCTTCTAATGTAGAAGGAAGAATAAAAAAAGACGAAGAAGAGTTAAAAAAACTAATGGAGCAGGATAAACAACCTGAACCAACAGAAGAAAAAGAAGAAGAGCCTGTAAATGCCGAAGAAAAAACTTTTAAGAAAAGATACGGTGATTTACGTAGGCACTCTCAAGAAAAAGAAAAAGATTTTCAAAAACAAATTGATGAATTAAAAAGTCAATTAAGTCAAGCAGCTCGAAAAGAAATGAAATTGCCTAGAACAGATGAAGATTTAGAAAATTGGGCAAAAGAGTATCCTGATGTTGCTGCAATAGTTGAAACAATAGCAATGAAGAAAGCTAAAGAGCAATCAGATGCTATTAATGAAAAACTAAAACAGATAGATGAATTAAATGCACAAAATGCAAAAGAAAAAGCAGAGGTTGAATTACTACGCATACATCCTGATTTTGCAGATATAAGAGAAAGCGATGATTTTCACCAATGGGCTGAAGAACAACCACAATGGGTTCAAAATGCTCTATATGAAAACAACGAAGATGCAAGGTCAGCAGCAAGAGCAATTGATTTATATAAGGTAGATAGAAACCTTGTAAAGTCAAAAAAGAATGGTAGTGGTAAAACTGCTGCAACAGAGGTCAAAACAAAAAGTTCTCGTTCAGTTCCTGATGCAGAAGGCAATAGTAACAAAATATTAGAGTCTGAAGTTCAGAATATGTCTGCAAAAGAATACGAAAAAAATGCAGATATGATAATGGATGCGATACGAGCAGGTAATTTTGTATACGATATATCAGGTTCTGCACGATAACAGTTGACAAAAGTTATATTTTAAGTATAACTATAATTACAAAATTGTGACCCCCACATGTGGAAACTCACATTTAAATACTTGAAAGCCTACCTAATAACGTAAGCCTATGTTTAGTTCGCTACTAAATATACAACCTTATATAATTATTAGCCGATGACGAGTGAATATGTAGTATACATGTTTTGTATACATTTGTTTAATTTTCAAAATGGAGATGAAAATGGCATTTAAAACTGCAGCAGGTTATGGTAATCTGCCTAATGGTAATTTCTCCCCAGTTAT